GTGGCTGCTGCTCTTACCAAAACCCGACGTGGTAGCTTATGAATCTGTCGAGTCCCATAGCTCAACCTATGCGGCGCATGCGTACGGTGGCTATATATCGATCCTTCAGTCCTTCTGCGATGAGCACCGGATCGAGTACACTGGGTATCCGGTCGGAACTATCAAGAAAGCATGGACAGGCAAAGGGTCAGCGGGTAAAGACTTGATGATCAAGGCTGCCAGAGAACGTGGGTTTAACCCCAAGGATGACAACGAGGCCGATGCACTCGCTATCTATCACTTGGCTCTTACTGAGCTATCGCCTTCGCAGTCTGATTGAAGACCGAAGGGAATCCGGTCGGTGACATCGCAAGTTTGAATGCCCGACCGATAGACTCAGATATCTCGGTTGCCGTTACGTCGTCATCAGTTAATACTTTGTTGACGTCACCTCCGAGCCTGAGCGTGTCATTGTAGAGTTCGATAGGCATAGCCTCTGCATCGAAACCTTCCCCAGTGATAATCTTCTGGAGCATGGTGCCCAAGAACTGACCACCAACCGGGAAGTTACCGAAGGTCGAAGCGAAGGCTTGTTGCCAGAACCTTTGGGAAGTCTGCCCCATGTCTTCGTAGTATTTCTCGCGGTCCTCTTTCGCTTCGTCTGAACGGAATAAATCGAGTGCCTTGTCCTTAGCCAAGAGCGCCGTTGTGCCTGACCCAGTAACCAATGCAGTTTGCAATGCGATGATCTGAGCTGTACGTTTAACTCGGTCCTTCAGCTCTTGGTTGTTCGGGTCGAGAGACAACTCTTGGAGGTCCCTCATCATTAGGTTAAAGTTCTTCATGGGTTGGGAAGCAAACATAGAGAACTGCCTAGTGAGGATACTAGAGCTGGACTGAGAGGTTGAGCGAGTCAATGGGTGGTACGAAGGTTGAGTCTCGTTGATGATCTTCGACATCTGATCTTCGATCTGTTTCAACTGGGCAGGCTCTAGGTCCTTGAAGTCTACGTCACCGAGGTCTAGCTTCTGCTTGGCACCCAAGTACAGACTACGGATTACCGCTGCATCAGCCCCTCGAACACCTGCCATCCCTTTCTGGGCTAGTGCTTCGACCCCTTTAAGTGGGCCTTGGGCAGCAGCAGCGGAAAGATCAGTGCCCCCGAGCATACGGCTGTTGAATGAGTCAGCTAACCCGATGTCATGGAGGTCGGCGTTCTGACCAGCAGATAAGTACCTCATCTGGTATGTAGGGAACAGCTCCATCATCTCTTCGTGCAAGCCTTTATCCGCTGCCTGCTTCAAGAAACTGGGGCCGTCCTTTGGGGAGAACCCGAGGTGCTGAAGTCCAGTAACCAAGGAAGGCATCTGCTTCGCTATGGGCGAGAGGTTAAACGATAGCGCAGAGAGGACCTGACCTTTGAACAGTTGACCAGCGATCTTCCCAGCGATAGGGTCGCCACCTCGACCACCAGATACGGTCTCCAAGGATGTGCTTATGGCTTTGTTAATGTCGTCACCAACGAACTTCGAGATGTCGCCCTCCATCCCGTTGGACCATGCTTTCGCGTAGGCCACTTCGTCAGCCAGAGCCTCAAAGCGAGTCTGCTGGTCGGAGTGTTTCATCAAAGATTCGAGGGGGTTCTGGAACACAAGGGTCGAGTTTCCTCTCCTCCGTATATTAGCTGAACGTGAGGCGAACATGTCACTCTGGACTTGCTTGTGGCTACGGCCCCTTGTATTGGCCATGACCTTCTGGATGTCCTCTGAAGCGATAGCATCTCGGGCAGACTTAGGAAGTTTCTTAAGCTCGTTACGAGTTAAAGCGAGGCCCTTCTTAGGGAAGTAATCCTCGTTCAGCTCGATGTCTTCTTCGGGAATTCCACGATTTGAAAGCATGTTCCTCTCATTCCCGGCCATCTCGATAAAGGAAAGCCGAAGCATCTCAGCAGCTTTAACCCCAGATTCACCAGCGTTCTCAAGAAGCCAAGTGTCGGTGGCCATCTCATTGACCTGCTCAGGGGTGAAAGTTATTACCTCGTCTGTACCTTGAGGCTGATAACCCTTCTCGACTAACGAGTCGTGAGCTGAGTATTTACCGCTCTTGTTCCGGGCGTACATGCTCAGCACCAACGCCTCTTGCCCCGACATGTCTCTTTTCTTTCCGTCCCCAAGGTTGACCTCTCCTTTCTTAGCGAGGTTAGCTGAGTCGGCCTTATCGAACTTAGTAGCCTCCATGGCGCTGTTGATCTGGCCGACGTTCCTCGACTGGAACTCAGCTTCACGCTGGATACCTTTCTGCATGGATTCCCATATCTTCTTTCCAGTTTCTCCTAGACCAGAGAACAACGACTGAGGAGTCAGTACCCCAGCACCAAAGATCGAAGGGGCTTTCTTACGAAAAGCATTCCAAGCCTTATTGGCTAGACCCTTCTTGTCGGCCAGTGCGGAGAACTCGATCTCCTCTGCGCCGCTGTTTAGATCAGAGACAAGTTCTTCGGCCTTCGCGTCTTGCAACGCACCGAAGTCTTCACCTTCCTTTGGCGTAAAGAATAGTTCTTCTCCGCCACGCTGTGCCTTGACTGCAACCCTCGCCTTACGAAATGCGTCGACGTCACCGATAGGTGAGCCTGTCTTGTCTGCCCCAAAGATATTATCGAACACCTCGCGCATGTTTGGGTCGATGGGGTCGGTAGGCAGCCCAGTGAAGATCGTCTTAAGATAGCTCAGCATCTTGTCGAAAGCCTTACGGAGAGAGCCGGACAACTCCGAGTCTCGCCCGCCAGCTAAGTCGCTGACATATGATTCGAAGTCTTGAGCAAACCTTTCCGACACATCACGAGTAAAAATGTTATCTGTCCCTACGCCATACTCTTTTGCGACAGTACGAAGTGTACGGTTATCCAGATCGAATTCGAAGATATGCCCCATCTCGTGGACAAGCTCACGGAAGCTGGTAGCTCTGTAAGGTGCAGAGAGCAATGTGTGAGTTTGACCAAAGACTGTCTTAGCGTTGTCCCCTCCTCCCGCCATTAGCTTTGCTTTAGCGAGCCAGTCATCTAAGCTCCTGTGACCTGTGGCTGCTGCGCGAGCTTTCATCAAGTTCTTTAGGATACCGACCTGACCGTCCATGTTCTTTGCATCAGAGTCGAGTAGCTTTCTAAAGACGTTATCGACATCTGCTTCTGTGCGGAGCAAGACTTCCCCCTCGGGGATCTTCTTAGCAAAGTCAGGAAGCTCACCGTCTCTTATGCGCTCGACCTTGCGCTGAACTTTAGCTGCGTGGTCAGTAAGGGCGTTCCTTTCCGCAAGGTCAGTCACTCCCTCTCTAGAGGCTAGCTTTTGTTGGAAGGACTTTTCCATCTCGATCTTCTCGGCTAGGTCTGTCCTTTTAACTTCAGACTGTAGCACCGTAATGTCCTTCGCGATAGACTCTTCTGCCGTAGGTACAGTATGCACACCTTCTTCGGTAGCCTTAGCGATCTCTTCCATATCCTTGAGGTTATCTCGAAGGATCGGTTCGAGTTGCTTAGGGGGGACGCCGAGTTTAGGGGACAGGTCTTTCGATAAGTCTTTTACGAACTTCTTGGAAGTCCAACTGCCTGTCTTAACTAAAGCTCGTAGCCCCTCGCTAAATATAGGAGAGGCGATGGCGTCTCCGATAGCTGCCGCGAGCTTATCCGATTCGTTACCTTCTTTCCCGAGTCCTTGGAGGATTTCCTCAGACAAGTATCCTGTGAGAAGACCTTCCGTAGCGTTGATATAGATTCGCTTCCCGAGTTTAGGGTCGTCCTTGTGTGCTAGTTTTATCGCATCATCTATTTTTGTCTGTGCCCCAACTGGAAACTTCCGTAAGTTAGCATAGGTCGAAACAGCTTTACCTAGGTTGGAGGAACCAAAACCTATGACCATATCTAAAGGAGAATCACTAAGCCAACGACCAGCTACCTCACCCATGAAGTTCTTAACAGGGTTCTTGTCCGCATAGGATGTCATCTCGATTCTGAACTTGTCGAGGTCCCCTGCGCTAAGGGGAGACCCACTTATCGAGTTAACGACACTGCCAATGATACCCTCGTTCCATCCAGCCCTAGCGGACCCGAAGATACTACCGGATCTACCGCTAGTTACTTCTTGGAGTTCGGCTAAAGTCTCGGGGGCGAAGGCTCCAGTCGCAGGAGCAGTGGACTCAAGGACTTGTTCTTCTACGCCCGACACTCCGGGGAGACCTTTAACCTCCGGTGCTTCGACAACAGGGTCTAGAGGAGATGTTGCAGTCTGAACAACCCCGTCTTCCCCCTGTACCGTCTGAACCTCTCTTTGTCTGTCTAAAAGGGTGTCGGCTGGCATATTGTTACAGGCTGTCTAAAGGGGGTGCGATCTCGTCTGGGATGTAGACCGAGTTCATAGCGTCGAAGTATAGCTCAAGCGCGTCCTTCATCAACGCGTTCGACTCTCTCACATCCCTGTCGGTTGTATCCTCGTTCCATATCTCCCAGATAGATACACGCTTATCTAAGTTCTCCGCTCTATCGTTTAGTACGGTGGCCTTGCGGCTTAACCTAGCGGCTTCATCTTCTGATAGATTCTGTAGTTTAGATGATACGTGTGATGTAGGCGTTCCTCCTCCTCTGAGGCTTCTCTTGAAACCTTTCTTCTTGTCAACTACCGAAGAAAAAATAGACCCAGTGATCGCCCTTGTGAACTCACTAGTCGAGTCCATGGGCTGCGAGTCGAAAGAGGGAGATTTCACGTTCTCGATAATACCTTCGAAGTCAACAGAATCTGCGTTGGCAAAGTCAAAAGCTCGGAGACCGTTTTCATCTGTGACAACGCCTACTCGCTGTATCTGTGGAGAGCCATCGACCATACGGACAACAGTAGCTTTGTCCCCACGAGCGTTAAAAAAACCTAGGGCCTTCCCTCCGGCTGAGTCGATGACAAGCCCCGGCGAGGTCCCTAGAACACCTCCAAGACCCGGAGCGTCTGAGTTTGTTAGCGCACCGACCATCGCGGCGCTTGGGGCCAGCCGTGTGCTACCCATAACATCGCTAACCATCGTATCTTGAGAATCGAGGTTCTTGAACTGCGACTCAAACTCATCTTGGGTTTTATCTACTTCTAGAGATGTTGCTTTTTTTAGCTGGGACTCAGCAGAAAGCCTAGACTGGTTATTCTTCAGCCATTCTGCGAATCTTCCGGCGTCTGACCCCAATGCGGATCGTAACCCTTCGACACCCATGATCTTCATGTTTATTGAGGTCCTGTCTGCAAAATCTTTGGGTGAAAAACTTTCCCCAAACTCAGAGAATATCTGGTCGAAGTTATTGTTTTCTTCTATCACAGGCTCAAGTCTAGCCTTCTCACTCTTAAGCGTGGCACCTGACTCTTTAATCTCGCCCAAGAACTTATCCCTTTCTTTCTCTGGGAGGCTAACGAAAGCTGCGTTGTTTATTAGCTTTCTCCCCTCGACTTGCTCACTACTTAACGCATCGAGGTATTCTTGCCCAGTGTTGTAATCCTCAGGGCTAAAAGCATTCATCTTAATCTGGTGTTGTAAGAGCCTTCCCTTTAGCTCTTTAGACTGGACTTGCTCAGGGACGCCTATCTTCTTCTGAAAGTTCATCACTTGATTGAACATGTTAGAACTCAAGTTCGCTGGGCTCTCGGCCATTAGCTTTCGGACACCTTCTATGTCTCCGACAGATAAAGCATCGCCAACCACGTTGTCGAGTTCCCTCGTCGCTACCTTAGCGTCAGCGTCCGACACGAACTGCTTGGCTTCAGCGAACCCAGCCTCTCTACGTTGAGCCTCTAGGGGGTCCAACATATTCGTCAGCTTTTCAAGTGACGCAGCCCCACCCTTGACGTTACCATTCATGAACTTCTGACGGACCACGTTAGCGAAGGCAGGGTCAACCTTGTCGCCCTGTAAAGCGATCAGCTGGCTAAGTGCACCGTCCAGCCTCTGAGCTTCTTGAAAGCTTTTCCACTTAGCTAAAGCATTGTCATCGATCGTTAAATCAGACTCACCGATCACACCTTTGTACAAAGGGCTCTGCTTGGCACCTTCGAGTCCTTGTCTGGCAGACAGGATCGATTTCTGGTATTGGGCCAAACGATCTTGGTTAGCCTTCGAGGTGGCGAGTTGGTCCTGTAGCAACTGCTTGCGGATAGGAGCTGCCTCTATCTGTTCGAGTTGCTGGGCAAGCCCACGGATGTTTAAACCACCAGCGGCACCAGAGAAAGCATTAGCCATTTAAAAGAGCCCCTGTCACTGGGTCGCGTAGAAATTGTTGTTGTTGAACAGGCCCCGGTTTACGAGCTTCTAACGCTCGGATACGCTGGAGTACATTGTTCACTGCGGCAGTCTCTTGGACAGCCTGAGTTAAATTCGCGTTACGCTGGATCTGCTCACTAGCCAAACCGAACTCAGCGGACATCTGCTCGAATGCGTCGTCTTCCTGCTGTTCAAGAGAAGCTAACCCGAGGCCCAGACCTAAAGCTGCGTCGGCAGCAGTCGTGGCGACGAGTTTACGACCGGCAGACTTTGTTGCGTCGGCAGCCTCTTGTTTCGCAATGGCAGCCGCTTCGTCGGCCTCTGTCGCAGCTAGAACCGAGGGGTCAAAGCTAAGCTCGAATCCACCTTCGGTCTTATCGAGGGGCTGAAGTCGACTAAACGAGGGCTTAGCCATAGTGTCAGATAAGGCAGGCTTCTGGTTAGCTTGGTCTTGCAGCAGAGCACTAACCATATTGAAAGCCGACTCGCCAGATCCGGGCAGCTTAAAGCCATCAGATAACTGATCGAAGGGGGTTTGGAACCCTCCTTGTAGTACAGATTCTTTTGAGTCCTCAGCCAATGTTCCCTTCGTCTAGCACTGTTCGAGTAATATCACTGAAGCTAGCGAGAGGTCGGGCTTTAATACCACGTTGAGCTAAGGACTTTCCAGAAGCAGACGTAGCACTTGCCCTCGCCAATCGAGAGGCATCTTGCTGGGATTGTCTCTCACGAGTTATTTTTGCAAGCTCCTGTGTGCTCTGCTTTCGAGCGATACGTTTCTGGTTCTCTAGTCGCTGGGCTGCGACTCTACGCTGAGAGCTACGGGCCTTCGATCCTTGGACCGCAGAGCTTCCTGCACTCAGAAGGGCACTACCTATAATGGCTGCGGCTGTAGTAGGCATTACAAGACCTTTATCAAGTTGGTGACATTGGTGTCCGCAGCTACATAGCCTTTGGACTTCGATAGTTTAATGAGGGCGTCGTTGTTGAAAGTGCTAAACAAAGACGACATCCCGAGGGCCTTCGCTTTCTCATCGGCCTCATCGTATATCATCTTTAACGCTCGGAACGCAGAGACCTTATTCGCCTCTGGGTTTATCACAAGCCACTCAAGCCAGCCAATCGGACTATCAGTCTTATAGAGCCAACCACAAGCTAACCCCTCGACGAACATCCCAGTCTCGGGGAACATCAAAGGGTCCATGTCCGGCCACCCGTGGGCTTTATACCAAGAGTCTAAGGCTTCCCAATCAGTCTCCCAGCTAAAAGGTCTTACGATCACTGAACAAACCAGAAGTTGTGCAGTATCGAGTTGTCCTCTCCGGTGAAAAGCAGGTACCACTGGTCGGCCATACCGGCTGGCATCACGTTCTCTAGTGTGGTCCTTGCGACCGAGGAGAGGTTAACATTAAGCAGCCTCTCGTTGCCAGTCTCGCTGTCGATAATACCGAAGGTCATCGTGATGTCACCCTCGTAATCGACCTTGAACATTCGGGCAAACGCAGGGTTCCCTCGGCCCATGATACGACGGTTGAACGTCTTGGACTTCCAGCGCCAAGGGTTAGAGGCGTTCTGGTTGAAGTTCAGCCAGCCCCTCGCGTCCTTGTGGTATAACAAACCGGCGCCACTGACCTCTTTAGATACGAGGTACTTGTCGCCACCAGTGAACGAGGCGAAGTTTACGAGAGAAGTCCCTGTGATCTGAGCGTCACCACGGACCCGACCGGATACCTCAGTCACGTTCTGTAAGTCGTACTCGTAGACCTTCTGGCCATAAGGCCCTGTGTCGTACTCACCGTCCGTGGACCGCGAGAGGAACATCACAACACCGTTGGTTTGAACCACGGAGCCTGGGTACACATCTATGTTTGTGAAGTCGTCTCCCCCGATAACAGGTAAGAGTGTGTAAGGCGATGCTTCAGTGCCAAGGCCAATGATATGATAGATACCTTTGGTCGTGAAGACGACTAGAGTTAGCTCCCCAGAGACGACAGAGGGGTCTCGAACAATCGCTGTATCAACGATGTCGCCGTTGAAGCTGAAGGAGTTTTCACGTCTCCAGCCCCAGAAGTCCCCTGCCCTAGAGTACATGAGTAAGTCTTGGCGATCCGTTGGGATAACCCAGAGCCTATTGTCTTTGTTGAATAGCTTATCGAAGGTACCGGCGTCGTTACCGATAGCGTCGTTTATGGTCTCGAAGTTCTCATCGTTAATCTCAGCGAGGAACTCGATCTTCGGAAGGTCACCTATCGTGCCACCATCGGTAAACTGAGTTACCTCAGTGCTAGAGCTTGAACCCACCTTAACGAACTCTTCGCCGTCGGGGTCTTTACGGTAGATGTCGATTCGATCTAAATAGTCGGGGCCACCTGTCGCGACGGGAGGGATCGTGAGCACGGGAACGAAGTTACCGATACGGTCCCCAGCTTCATCTAAGTTCTTAATCTCTATTTCGAGGTCATCTGTCGGAGTCGACTTGACCTCGATGGCAGGCTTTGTGTCACCAACCCGAACACCAACGCACTTGTAGATGTACTTTCCGTCCAGTATCTTGGTCGATTGGACCGTCACGGAGTTAGAAAGGGAGGTACTTACTGCAAGACCAGGAGGCATTACAGCCTGCAAATTGTTCCCGAGGGTGATCGTATGGATGGTCTCGCCGTAGGCGACTCCTGCTGCGCCGTAGTCTTCATATCGCAGCTCCCATGTAGTCTGAGAGGTAGGCTTAGTGTACACCTTTACCCCGTTCTTAGTTCCAGCAGTGGTCACTACGTCGACCTTGAAGTCGAAGTTTAGAGACTCGGGGCCGTCATAGGACTTACCGGATATTTCGGATATTTCGAAGAGAGTAGCACCCGACAAGATCACGTTGGATATTCTTATGTCCTCTACCTTGTCGATAGTGGGCTGCTCGGGTTTAGTAGGGGAAACGTCTTGCGCGACGAGAGGTGACTGGACTTCACCAGTGTTCGTTACGGAGCCCGCTTGGACGTATATTGGCCATCCATATCCGTTAGGCCCATCGATGATATTCTCTCCGTTCCTCGACTCGAACATGTTGCCGTTCGTGGTAACGAATATGTCATCTTGCTTGTACTGGTCGAAGTAATCTCCCGACCCATCCCATAGCTCTGGCTTGAATAGCGAAGGGTCGCTAGTCGTTAGACTCATGGCGACGACGTTGTATATGAAGTCGTCTTGGAAGAACGTAAAACCGCTGGTCGTAGCAGGGTCGTCGTGAAACATTAGGTACGAGGCGCTATCCATCAACAACGGGTCGCCGCTAACGAACCCCGTATCCTCATAGGCTACGACTTTCTCACCGTTGAAGTATTGGTCTACGACGGCCATAGCCCCGCTGCGGTAGAAGTGCAGTATGATTCTAGCCCGAGACTTAGACCCAATCGGCACCAGCATGTTGGGCTCTTGGGTCGTTACAGTAGAGGAAGGTAGGTAAATCTTCGAGTAAAAACCAGAGGTATCAAAGCCAATCTCGAAGGTATCCGTTGCGGTACCCGACGTGCTACCAGATAACGCAGCGAACTTGTTACCCGCGTTACCTTGGATCGTACAAGCCAAGTCAATGGCTACGATAAAACCCTCGTCAAAAGAAAGGGGCTCCGTCGTGATGGCCGAGGACCATTCGTTAGCCTTAGTTCCGACCCTAAACTTAGTGAAACCCGAGGTTCTAAAGTCAAACCCATCGGGGTTTACTTCGTATCGTATTGGTCCGACCTGCTTCGTTTCGTCTGCATGGGCGACAAAGGTTCCCGTAAGGGTAAACTCGATCTCTTCTTGGTTGTCGGTACCGGACCCGTTGGGGGTCGAGAGCATAAGATCGCCACCGTTACCAAAGCCAAGGGAGCGTAAGGTGCCTGTCCACTCCGCTGGGGAAGTACAGGCAAACTTGAGTATCTGAATGTTTCTGAGGTCGACCGTAGAGTTACCATCGACCGTATTGCCTCCGATGAAGAGAGGCTCGGACTCTGAATCAGCGTGAACTAACGTGACGCTGACAGGGCCGATACGCCCATCGAAGAAGCCACGAAGGTCTGTAGCACCTGGGGTCCGGCTAGGTCTGCTGAGGGCCACGACTTTATGCCATGCGCCATCGTTTACCGATGAGGCTAGGAGCAAAGACCCCGTAGTCGCAGAGTTGCTATTGTAATACTGTAGGTATAGGTCGCCGCTACCATCGATGTCGAAGCGGATCTCTCCGCTAGCAGCGACGCCTAGGTTCTCTCCGTTACCGATGATGAACCCAGTGGATGTGGTGCGGAACTCGAAGGCAAAAGTGTACTCGATGGATGTACCGAAGTTGAACGTCGGGTTCTGGTCGCCTGCGACCGAAGAACTCTCGAAGTGGCCATTGCCGTCAAACTCAGAGTAGGGGTCGTAATCCCCTAAGAAAAACCTACGGCCAGCCATTGTGGTTTCGAGATAGTCTCGGCCACTCTGGTCGACGGTAGATTGATCATTGAATACAAGAGACCCGAGAGCTAACTGGTCTGGATCGAGGTTTCTTAACTCAGTTGCCTCGGAGTCTCCAATTTCAGTTTGATCTTGGGCTACGTTAAGGAACCCAAAATCAAACTTGTTGTACTTGCGGTCTGCCAATTAGAGATTAGATCCCTGCGGCAGTGAGTCGTGCCTCAAGCTCTTGGATAGTTTGCGCTCCAAGCAGGCAATTTTCAGGGCCATTAATTCATCATAGCGAACCCCGTAGCGATTCCCTGCTGGGGTGACTAGCTGTTCTTCAGTGACGGCAGGAGTGACTAAGACTTGCTCTGTGACTTCCTCTACAGCTTCCACTGCTTCGACAGCTTCAACAATCACATCTCCGTCTTCGTTTAGCTCCTCAGCTACAGCTTCAACACCTTCAACTGCTGGAGTGATGATATTAGTCTCATACACAGCAGGCTCTACAGTGACAGTCTTAAACTCGTCTTCCCATTCGTCGTAACACAGAACTCCATAGGCAAAACCATCAAGGCCCACAGATTCAAATGCTGCTTTAACTTCTTGAGCGATGACACCGAAGTGTAGGCGAGCGTCAGAACCTTTTGACTCAACTGCGTCTTTGAACTTGAACTGCTTCACGCTGATGAGGTCGCCAGCATCCATTGCCAGAGTCTCGACGTCAACAACCTCTGTCTTGGTTCTCTCGTCAGAAGTGTTGATCGACCCTGTCCCTGCATACACAGTTGACCAACGGAAAGATGCCTTGCCTAGAGATTGAGTGTTGTCAGTTCCGGGGCGGGTGATTCCAGTTGATTCAACCTGAACTTTCTCGCTGCCATTTATCGAGAAAGCAAGTGATCCTCCTCCATTTATATCCAGTTTTGTGCCTTCAGTTCCGATTGAGCCGACCAGAACTCCTGCCTGTTGAATTTGAATTACGGCCCCGTCAGTAGTCAGTCGATTAAACCGAGCGCAGTAATCACTGTCTTTTGTAGCAAACAACTGACCACCGGATTTTATCTCACATCCAGCAACTGCAGAGCTGATTGACGTCTTCCCCACAAGCAGATTCTGAGACGAGTCGAGCCTCATGGCTTCAGTGTTATTTGTAGAAAACCGCATATGTCCAGCTTCACGGTTAATCATAAAGGTGTCCAAACCTTCTTGACCCAACTGAAAACCGTCAGCAGTCGTCTGCCCACTGGTGTTATTCGAGAGCATGAGGTATGCTGTGCTTGCGTCATGGACGTGCAGATCTCTAACTGGCGCAGAAGTCCCGATTCCGACATTTCCGGCTGAGTCTATGGTCTGCCTAACAGCATTGTTTGTGTATAAAAGCAACCGTCCGTTCTCCCTCTGGAGAATCTGGGCGTCGCCATCTGTGTCCAGTTGAAAGTCAAATCCAGAGCCTACATCCTTACCGGTCGTCCCATTAGTGAGGTGCATGGCGACCTGAGTGGCACCATCTTTGTGGATGTGGAGTTCACGAAGAGGGGTCGCCTCATTGATACCCACGCGATCATTGATCGCATCGGCAGTGATAACCGAAGTGAGGTCAGTAACGTCCTGCTGCTGGGTCAGTTGGAATGTGTCGATACCCTCAGAATACTTCTGGTGATCGCGGTCGGGAACGTCGACGTTGTTGGGGTCGTTCGCATAGTTCTGCGCGTCGATGTAACCTTGGTTTGTGGAGTCAATGGCCATGGGATATTCTTACCTTTTGTTTTCGTTTAGGAATGGCGTTTTCCACTCTCGCAGTTAACGCCGGAATCTCCTTACTTTTGGATTGTAGTTGCTGCTCTAGTGCTGCAAGTACATTCAGTGAGCTATTGACCTCGGCCTCTTTTTGTTTAAGCGAGGATACTACTTTTTCAATAGCCGCACCAACATTCGACTCGTAACTGTCGCGAACCTCGTAGCGCGTCGCTTCCAAACGCGACAAAAGCCCCTTAATGTTATCGCTCTGTTCTCCAATCTGTCGCTCCAGTTTAGACTCTGCGTTTCTAATAACGGTGTCAGCGGTGCCAAGGGAAGTCTTCAAAGTCTGATTGAATTTCTTTTCGACTACGTTCGCCATATGACGGGCCTCTTCGAGTTTCTTACCGACTGACTCCTGCACCTTAGCCATCTCTGGGAGCACGTCCTGCATATCATCTATGGCCGCCTTGGCCTTCGCGGTGTAATCCTCGACCGCTGAGCTAACGCTATCGTCAAGCTGCGAGAGTTTAGTCTGGACCTCATCTCTCAGCTCATCTCGAACCGAGTCTTTGGCCGCCTTGATCTCTGCGCTAATGTCGTCCAGTATCTCGGTCTTCGCGTTCTCAATCTTCTTGATAACCACGTTGGCTTTACCCTGCGCTATATCGACGGTGCGCTTGCTCTGCTCAGTGGTCATGTTGAGCGCCGTTGAGCTACGCTCTAGAGCGCCCTTGGCCTCGCTAATATCCCCAAGGATCATCACCTCAGCTTCCTCGATGTCCCTGTAGATATGGGCCGCTTTACTCTGCGACTTGGCCAAAAGGTTTGTAGCTTCCTTAACGTGGGCCATGAGCTTCTCTTTGAGGTCCCCACCGATAGCCTCGACGGTCCTCCTAGCGACCTCCTCGGCCTGCTTGGCTACCCCGCCGTGTTGCCTCGCAATCGCTGCATCCAAGTCGGCCTTCGCCACCTTGGGTATCTTATCGATAGCGTAACGGGCGGCGAGTGTATGCCTACCCCTGTCGCCCTTCTTGTACATGTAGTTGCCGTTGGAGGCCGCTACGTCGAGCTTAACTCCAGCCATGTCGCAATCGTGGGGCATGTCCGTGGAGTTGATGAAGTCGTTAATGACTCCTCGATCAAAGGCCATGTTCAGAGATTGCCCTTGGACAACCTCAGTCAACATACTGACTACGCCGTAGAGATCCTCTTGGCGCTGGGCCATCCGCTCCATGGCGCCTGCCATCTCACGGAGTAAGCTCAAGGGAAGACTCGGTTCTGAGAGTTGTTCCAGTTACTAAGGGTGTTCACGGCGCTAATGTCACCGATCATCTTCTCGGCCCGCTGGAGCCAGAAGTTGCCCTTCTCAACAAACGAGCTGTCGTTCATCTCGATCAAGCATTTCCCTGCGATCATCCAGATCAAAGGCTGCTCGAACCTCTGCATCACGGGCATGATCGTGTTGTTTTGCTCAGAGGTAGCCGTCGAGTCTACTGCGAATATCCAGTCCTCAGCGATGTCGACGATAATGGCGCTAGAAGCACTACGGGAAGGCGAAGGGTGTAGCTTAAGGATTTGATCGGTCCCCTCAACACCACCGTTCACTCCAAGGGCGAACTGTGTAGGTTCTCCTTGGTCCTGCACTCGGCTTGTCGTACAGGCAGGCACCGCATCCGTGATAGGGTTCCCAGTGGCATATCCAAACAGCACACCTTCGGGAGACTCACCGTTACCCAGCGGATCTTGTGTGACAAGAGTAACACCAATAAGAGACTCAACATCCCCTGGCAGCCACTCAGTCGGGTTCTCTGGAATGCCAGAGTAGACCTCGACGTTCCTCAGTCTACAATCACAATTCGAACCCGTCGCGTGATCCCTCGCGTAGAGCAGGCTTGTCGTCGGCTCGGTGAAAGTCGCGTTTATCCCAGACTTCTCTTGAGGCTCTGCGTTTAAATACAGCTCGCTTCCGTCCCTATCGGCCCCGAAGGTGAAAACTACCTTAGTCCATACGCCGCGACCGCTATTCGTATCTGGGGCTGGGGTAAAAACCCCATCGCCAGAGCCACTATGGATTTGGCCGATGAGGCCGTTAACGGAGGTGTCCCAGTCAAGCGTGAAACCGGAGAGGGAGTTTCCAAAGTTAAAACATGTCCCTGTGACTGTCTGTGACTTCTCAACGAACACTTCGAAGCAATAAGTCTGAAAGCCAGAAAAAGTCACATCGGGCGTAGTGTACTTAAAAGCATCCGTACCCCCGATGTAAGAAGTACCTCCGGCCACTACCTCTTGGTCCACGATGGCTCCGGCAGGTATGTCGTGCATCGGAACCTGCGAAAGCTCAAGGGCAGTGGAGGAGCACTCGGGCAAGAGCCGGACCTTTACGATCCGACCCTCGAAGGTGACACTAGAGTTACCAGCGTCACCAGTAGGTGTCACGTCGTACACCTGCTGCCCTTGGACAAGGTTTAAACGATAAGGCTCGGAGTCAGTAGTCGCTCCGGTGCGTCTACGAATCTCGTTTACGACATCCGTAGCGTAGTCACCAATGACCTCATCGTCCCAGCGCAGACCAGGAGAGTCCTCGTTAAGTCTGCGAACGCTGGATAAAACCTTGCTGAATGAAAGCATTAGTACCTTACAAGTGAAGATAATGGTTTAGGGTCTTCGACCTCGCCGTAAACCTCAACGGCATAGCGGGGGCGATGGAAAGTCTTGAACTCGCGCTGGTAGTGGATGTTGGGGTCAGCACCTACGGAGACCTCCTCGGCCTCAACATCGTAAGCTGCGCGTAGGGCGTCGATGGCGAACATCGGCAATCCTTGCTGAAGGACCACTCCGCACTTCTCGCGGATCAAGATGGCATGGTTGGGGTTGGCAGGGTCAGCGACAGTTAACTCGAACTGTTTTTCGCCTCGGCGCATGGAAGTTATCTTGCACTTGTACCGCTTCTTCCCTTCACCCTCGTAGTATTCTGTCTGGGCTGAGTTATCAGCTCTCTTCTGGGCAATATCGAGTTTGGCGCTCTCGACGGCAACGTCCAGTTTCTTTTCTTCTAGGGCTGTTAACCCAATGTCTGCTTTCTTTGCTGTTGGCATTCTATTCTCCTTAGAATAAGTTTGGGTTGGCAAGCCCGGTGAGAGAAGGAGAAACCCGCACCGGACCTGCCAACAGTGAAATCGTCGGCTTAGTTATCGCCTACGCTGAACTCGTAACGGAACATGTAAGTGTCTTGGATGATAAAAGTACCACCTTTGAACTTCCAGCCCTGTGTTGCACGTTGGTTGAGGGGGTCAGTAGTACCACCAGAACCCAAAGGCTTGGTGATGATCTGCATGTTGCCACCTGCGAGGTCGACGACCTTGTAGGCTTTGTCCTCGATACCTTTACCGAAGATCAAGCACTGAGCAACCTTTTGAGGGGTGCCGTTGGCGTTGACAACGATAGAAGCCTCAGTGTCGAACATGAAGCGGAAACGGCCATAACGTCCAAACTCGTTGGTTCCAGCTTGAACCTGTCCGGCGTACTCTTCAACACTTTGGAAAGCGTTGGCAACACCGTCATCGAGGGCTTCGATGAAAGGGATCGCTTCGACGGGAACAACACAGTGGTAGCTCTCGGCGATAGGAGTAGTACCGACGTTGGCAGTTCCAGTGGTACGCATAGCCCAAGGCTTAACCTTGGCCAAACGGAAAGACTCCAACATGAACGCGAAGTCAGCAGTTGTCGCTACAGCACCAGTGCCGATAGCATCTTGGTTGGCAGCGGCGCCTACATAGCGGACGTTGGTTCCACCGAGAAGGCCATCGCGGTATACCAGGTTAACGGTACGGGCGCCTTGTTGGGCGTTACGCTTGGTGAACTCAGAAGTGAGGCCGTTCACAGACTCTTCAGAAAGACGGTCAGTAGTCGTCATAAAGGCGCCGTACTGGTTGATCGCTTGCTCGATACGAGTCATCTGGAGCGTCTGCTCAGTTGGGGTTACGCCTTCAGTAAGAGGCGAGTTTTCCAATGTGGCGAACTCGGAAATTTTGTTGTAGACGATGGTGTTTGAGTTGTTAGCGGGGATAGCCGCCTTGTCACCAAACAGGTCGTACATAAGCTCGGGCTGCAAAGCCTCAAGGAACTTACGTTCGTAGAACTTGTGGTTAGCTGGGAAGTCCCCAGCCGAGGGTGCACTGGCGCCAATTGTGCCGCCGGAAGTATTTAAAGCCATGAGCTTAACCTATGAAAAAATGGGGTTGGGTTTTTGTTTAGCCCCGATTCTGGTTGAGCAATCTCGCCTCTGCCTTACGGAATTCTTCGGACGACATGTTCTCCCAGTCGGGATTTGAGTCATCTTCGACAACACTGCGCGATCCGTTACCGGAAGACACTGCGCTCATCGCAGACTTCTCAGCAGGCTTTTCCGATGGAGTTTTCTGAGCTGCGTTCTGAGAATTCAGAACCTCAACAAAGAGATTACCATATAGGTCTGGACTACTCTTGACGTTCGCCCTTTCGTAAGTGGAGAGCTTATTAAGTTCGTCGTCAAACGCAGACAACAACTCCTCGGCTCGCCCAGATTTTTCTAGGTCGTACATGACTCGTCGGGTAGAAGCGTTTTCCCAGTAAGATTCGAAAACCTTAGCAGGCATCTTGGCCTTCAAGTCAGTTTGTATCTTATCCATCGTATCTTGGTAGTCAACATCGTCCTTGACGTCCACAAAATGCTCGTCTGTTTTAGATTGTTCTAGGACGTCCTCATGTTTCTTATCGACATCGAAGTCTCCCTCGACTTCGTCCAAGGTATCGAGGTCGGCCATCTCACCGAGTAAATGCTTGAGGGCCTTCTGGGCTGTGGCGTCGCCACCTTTAGCCTCTCTGAAAAGTATCCCCATCTTGTATTCATCGGACTTCTCAAGGTTATTGGCCTTCTGCTGGAAGGTCTCCTCGCGGCTCAAAACGTGCTTGAGCTGGTCCTTGGTGTAAGCCTTTTCCTCACCTTTGATGGTGAACGAATATGGATCTTCGGGCTCGGAGGGTTCTGCTTCAGGGACTTCGGGTTCTTCCGAAGGTGTCTCAAGAGTTGTCTCAACCTCTTCGGGAGGTGCTTCCTCCTTTTGAAACGCCGCGAACTCAGCCTGCAACTCGGGGCTGGCATCTGATTCTAGTACTGCTTCGTCACTCATCGCTTATCTCCTTTGTCCGCAATGGTTTTTATTTCCTGCTCGGTAAGTGTTCCGGCCTCTGCTTTACGATACATCTCTTTGTACCACCAAGCGTCCTTGCCTTTCTTTATACCTTCTAGGTACTCGTGAAATCTCCACTTCTCTTGGTATTCTTTCTTGGTATCTTCGTTGAGTTCGTCGCGGCCAATGTCGCTAAGCAACTGGTCCCGAAGGGGCTCTAAGGTCCCCAGATACCCCTCCAAGATCAGTTCCTTGAATTCCGGCATCTGCTCCAGAACCTTGTAGTGCTCCCAAAGACGCTCCCTGTTGTCCAGGGCCTTCTCCAACAACTGAGCCGGGGAGGCTTGCGTTTCCGATTCCGACATGAGTATTTCTCCTTACAATGCCTTCGATTTGTGGTAAGCCCATGAGACGTGCAGACTGCACAGCCACTTGGGTGATAACTTCTGGGGGTATAGTTTGGTTCTCGATGTACGGCGCAAAATACTGAGCGTACTGGAGAAGGTTATTGATGGTGTTCTGTTTATCAGATCCGACCTGTATGTCGAGGTTCACGCTGAAGTACCCCGAGATGTCGTCCTTAGAGACAGCGATAAGGTCGCCGGGGTCAGCGTCTAGCTTGATGATCTCCCCAGTGTCGGGGTCTTGCATCTCTTTACCCTTGGCGTCGATGCCGAACTGGATCTCGATGTCTTGCTCGGTGAGGTTATCTTGGTTGAGCGCGATGATCATACGGACCAAGGGCTTTAAGCTGTGCTCTGCAAAACGAGTGGCCACTTCCCATAGGCGCATCTCGGCACGTTGGGAGGTCTCGACAACACCTGTGGCCGTCTGAGAGAGTGAACTCGGGTTAAGACCTTGAGCATACCTCGGGAAACCCCCACGGTTCTCGCTGGCATCTTCAAGCATCTGAAGGATGGGGAAGGTCTGAGGTGCAAGCTGGTTCTGTGGAAGCGGGTTGATGGACCCAGGCTTACGGACAGGGATAGGTATTCTGGAGCCACTGGTGCTCTGCATTAAGAGCTGCATACCAATATCATCGACTGATGTTTGGTCGACCTCGTACATCCCGTTGAGCTGGGAGTTGAGGTTATTGGAAGTCATACGCATGATCGAGGTCTTGTACGCCTGGATGGGCGCGAGGATCTCTGAAAGGCCCTTAGCCGGATTGCCCTGTGGATCGCGGACACACTCGATGTTCACGAAAGGAGGGTGCTTGAAACTGTAGGGGTTCTCGATCACTTGGACCAAGCAGTTATCGATGAATACAGCCATGATCGCTACGAGCTTTCCGTCTCCGTTCATGGCATACTCAGTCCAGTGTTCACGGCGAAGGAACAACATCTTGTTTTCGTCGGTCATCTGGTATTTCTCACCGATGTAATTGCTGTCGTCGACCTGCTCGTCGCGGAGGTATGAAGTCTTCGAGTTCATCCCCTCTTTGCTGAGGGCCTTCTTGAGCTGGGAATCAATGACGCCTTTCTCGCCGCGAAGGGCAAGGACCTGTGACTTGTTCCAATCCTCTTCATGGGTCACGACCTTAGAGTGCATGAATCCACCTTTTACAGTCCAGTCATAGCGGATTGAATCTGGAAATACGACGGTCAAGTTAGGGCGGCCAACGGGCTCCCCTTTCTTCTTGTCCCTGTCGAGCCAAGTCAGCTTGATGAACGAGTCGCCACCGATGAGCATGGTCTTGAAGGCGTCATAATACCGAGAGTACATGTCCATGCGCTTACGCATCTGGAAGTTCAGCAGCTCACGGTTGAACTCAGCGGCCATGATGTCGCGAAAGCTGGCGCTCTCGGGGATCACCTTAACGAAGTCTTGGGTCTCGATGAATGGTTGGATGAGGCTGGGCAGCATCCACTCGATTGTATTGTATATCGTGGAGTCGGTTATTTTAGACTCGCCGTCCCTCTCGTTACCGTAAGCCTCGAAGTTATACCGTTTCCAGTTCTCTGTTCTGGTGGCTTTTCGAGTGTAGTACCCTGCCTCCAAGTTTCTCCACTCGTTATTGAGGTCAGCCTCCATCTTCGAGAGGTTAACTGCTGGGAAATCTGGGATATTTGTGGGCATTACAGGACCGTAGAGCTAGATTTAGCCGATGATAGCATATCTTGGAGGTTTAAGTTGCAACCACCGGGCGTTATGTGGTTGATCTTGGCGTAAGCTAGGGCGTCAAGCATGTCGTCGTGTTTGCCCTTCGGGAACGTCACCATTTCGTTCACCAGCTCCCCCCACCAGCTACAGTCAGCAGGGACGTAAAGCTGATTGCGATGGAATAACTCGTCGAGACCCTCGATTCTCACAACTTTACCCATTCGGACCTGTGACCCATCGATCTTCTCGCAGGGTATGATGTCGCGTCCTTCGTGCGTACCGTTGATCAAGCTCTGAAAAAGCCATATCTGCGCTTGAACCGACTCGATGAAGGTCATTCGTGGCCGCCACTTCCTAAAAGCAGCAGCGATCTCATCTAAAATCTCATGCTGGACCAGTTTCTTACGGATCATATCGAGTATCCAGAGATTCCCGTTGCGATCCATGGCCGTCACGCATATAACCGTGGGGTCTCGATGGTCTTCATTGGATATACCGGGGTCAACTGTGATCAGCAAGTCAACGGCCCCGCCCAGTATCGCTTTTTGTTGGTCCGGCCCAAAGAATCTAACGGCCTTGGGGTCAAATTTACGGCTTGCTTTGTCGACAGGGACATTCATATACTCTGTTAAGAAACGGTCGAGCATACCCATTGAGATGTATTCCTTTCGCTTCGCATCGATCCAGTCGTCGCTGTACTTCTCGGGCCAAGTTGAGTTACCTTGGTCGTCCATAACACCATAGCGCCTAACACCCCACTCAGACCCTAACTGCTGGTCTGTTGGTGGGGTCTCCATAAGGTTAGCGAGGAGGCAGTCCTCATGCAACATTGTCCCGACGAAAAAGAACCGAGCGAGCTTACCAAGGGGGATAACGTCTGCCCAGAACCAGTCCTTTAGTTTCATCCTCTGGTCAGCGGAGCGTACCTTCTCGGTACTTTCGATGTCATCGATGATAACGAAGTCGGGTCGATTCTCTTGGTAACGTGCGCCACGAAGGTTCTGGTTCGCTCCATAACAAGCGATGAAATACATCTCCCCAGTAGCCTTGTTCTTATAGTGGAACTCGGACTTAGTATTCTTAATCACCTCGATGTTATCCTTGAGCAACGGATGGCTCAATAGATTGGGCACCACGTTGACGCTGAGGTTCTTCTCGGCCTTATCGACGGTCGAAGCAATATAGAGCAGATACTTATAGCGCCCATGTAGTACGTTCCAACTGGTCAAAAGCTCCCAAGCCATAGAGGTCTTACCGAACTCACGAGGGTAAGCGATGACCATTGAGGACTTACCTTCTACCAAGGCAGAACTCAACTCATAATGAAGCGGACTAGGCTTTAAACTAATGAGGTCTGGGTACAACGCCCGCCCAGTGGTGACGAGAGACCTACTGGTTAGATGAAGGAACTCTTCTGCGTCGGCGGGGTCGATCATGTTGCCAACCAGAAGGATTCTTCGTCACAAGAAAGCCTATTGCAGTTAGGTAAAAGGTCTCCGTACATCCAGTCCTTAGCCCTCATAACGTCAACTTTATGGATGGGCTTTTTCCACCCTCGGAAGTTAAACTGCGTCGGCCTAAACCGACCAAAAGGAGTACTCACATACAAACCTTTAACACAAGACATCGCTGTTATGAACTTATGGTAAACCGGAGGCCTCCCTGCGTAAACAACTTTCGTTACTTTTCGGTTGTCCGCTAAAGACTTAGTAGCCGCCGGAACAACGTGGACGATAAACTCTGGGTCGATCACGAACGCTTCACCGGCAAACTGAACATAGTGATCAATGCGATCATCACCTCGAACCATGCTTGAAAGAGCACTCCAGGTGTCCTACCAGCAGCCACAACAGCGTCGGGTTGGTTGAACAGCATCCCGCTGAGCCAGCCATGCTTAATAGGTATCAAAATGTCGGTCTCTGTGGGGTGCATCATCGCATAGATCCCAATGAAACACCAAGCCCCCATCGCCATGATCGCCAGAGCCGACTGGGTAGCGTTCATCAGAGGGTTATTCGAGTGGATCTTGGCTAGCTCGATGTGAGCGTCGACCATCTCCTTCCCCTTGAGGTACTTCCTCTCGGACTTCTTCTCGGAATTGTGGAACCAAGACGTTACTAACGTAAATATTAGCTTCGACCCAGCGCCCGCAAGTACGGACTCGATCATTCTTCTCTCCTTGCCCCCAGACTAACGGGGGTTTTACTTCTTCAACTCTATTAGTCTGTCTATTTTGCTGCTCATAGAGCTGACTTCACGCTGAACACCCTTGAACTCGGCCTTCAGTACAGCGGTTTCGGTCCTCTGACCGTTCGTTTTCGTCTCGATCCGAGCGTCTACGATGAAGAACAACGTAGTGCACATGATCCCAGCGATAGCCAAAGAGGCGGCTATGTTCGCTATCATACTCTGAGTGTTCGCCACATCAGCGACGGCGCTCTGAACAGCTTGGCGTATCTCAGCTTCGCTCACAGAACTCTCTAATAATCCCTTTTATCCGCTTCATAGTGACTGGTTTAGTCTCCGCTGCGATGATATTTCTACCGGAGGAGACTAAGCGTTCAGCAATTTTCACAATATCACCTGGAGGGATGGCAGACAAGATAACGATGGGCGTGTCCCCGACGTCTACACTCTCCAAAACTGAGTCGCCAGATTCATAGGGTATCATAATGTCGCTTATGATTATGTCGAACTTTTCCTTTTCGAGCTTTTCCCTCAGCTCTCGGCCATCGACAGCAACCTCGACGTTCACATG